CATGAGTGACGCTGTTGTTGTTGTAAAAGCGCCGACGACACTGCCGGTGTCGGTCTCCAGCTTTCTGGCTTTTTGTGGGCTGGAGGAGTACACGGACACCACGCTGCAGGCACAGCAGAGTGCAAAACTTGCAGGTCTGATAGCAGCCGCAACGAGCGACTGTGAAATGTACTGCCGACGCGCCTTTCTGACGCGCACGCTACTGCTGCGGCGTGATGGTTTTCCGGGATTCAGCCCGCTTTATGGGCGGTCTGGTTACGAAGAAATTTATCTTCCCGAATCACCGTTTCAGGCTATTGAGTTCTTTCGCTACGTAGACACGACTGGATGTGTGCAGGATCTTCCTCTCGATGCGAGCTATGGAACAGATACGCCATTGCAGATGTACGGCTATCAGCTTGAGCGTGGTGGTGGCGGTGTGCCAGCGAGCCTTGCCGCGCCCTGGGCGCGGCCATGGCCTCCGGTGCGGCTTGTGCCTGGCTGTGTCATGGTGCAGTACCGTGCGGGGTACGGTGGACCTGCCACGGTATCGATCAATGCTGGTTCAGCAGCGATCAGTGCGAGCGACTTCACCTTTCTGCAGGCAGATGCGCCACTACTGACCGGCGACAAGGGCCTTGCAGTTCGTGTGCCTGGCGCAGGCGCAAATGGCGCTGACCTGGTAACGCGTGTGGCCACCGTCAACAGCGACGGCAGCGCGACGCTGTCTGACAGCGCGGCTACGACCGTCGAGAATGTTTCCGCATGGATGGGCGAGGCAATCCCCGAGGTCATCCTGCTAGCTATCAAATTTCTGGCGCAGTTCTATTACGAGCAGCCAGCAGTCGTTGATCAGCCGCTGCCGCGTGTAGTGGAGGCTCTGCTCAGAGACTGCAGAAACTTGGTGAGCTGATGGCCCTGAATCCGCTTGTGATCAATAGCGGCCAGCTGCGCCACGAGATCGCGATCCAGCAGCCGAATGACACGCCGGACACCCGCGGCCTCTCTGCTGTTCCGGCAAGCTGGACGACGGTGCGCACGACGCTCGCTGAGATCTACACGGCTGGCGGGCGTGAAACCTCGATGGCCTCGCAGATCGTTGCGGACGTTTCGCATGTTGTCAAGGTCCGCTGGACTCCCGTAGTGATCGAGTCTGGCTGCCAGGTGGTGTTCGGTCTGCGCACTTTTACGGTGCAGTATGTCGAGAACGTCTACGAACGTAATCGCGTTCTGCTGCTCTACTGCCGCGAGGTGAATGGAGGTGGCCAGTGATCGACGAGGGAATCTTTGCTTTGCTCTCGGCTGATGCTGGCGTTTCCGCGCTGGTTGGCAGCCACATCTATGCGGTCGAAGGACCGCCGGACGCAACCAAGATGCCTTACGTGGTCTATAAGTTCGTCGGTGGTTCGAATCAGGGGACGCTCAACACTTCGGGCACGTTTCGCCAGCGCGTGGAAATCAATGCCCACGCGGCAATCCCGAAGGGCGGCCTGCAGCCGGGCACGATTGCCGCGAAGATCCGCACGGCAGTGATTGCTGCCATGAACGGATGGCGGCAGACGCTGGCAGACGGCACGCGCGTTCTTGACACGTTCGTTGTGAATCCTGGAGCTGACTTTTGCTCGGAACAGATGATCTTCCGTTGCATGGCCGAGTTCTACGTCCTTTACACCCTGCCAGCAAGCTAAGGAGAAAAGAGCAGAATGGCAACCACATATAGCGGCTCTCAGGCGCAGGCCGGTCGCGGAACAACGGTTTCTATCAATGGCGCGATTGTCGGTGAAACGACCGAAGTCCCGCTCAACCTTCCCAAGTGGAACACGTGTGAGGTGACGAACCTTGAGTCGGGCGACGATGCGGAGTACATCACCACCATCCGCAAGGCCTCCAACTTCACAATCAAGGGCAACCGCGTTCCTAGCGATGCAGGCCAAACGGCCGTATGGGCTGCCTATCAGTCGGGTGCGCGTGTGCCTTGTGTGGTTACGTTTCCCATGGACTCCACTCAGACAACTTCGGGCGACACCTACACCTTCAACGTGCTCGTGCTGGGTTGCGACTTTAGCGTGCAGGTGGAAAAGGCCATTGACTTCTCGATTGACCTGCAGATGACCAGCGGATCGACTTACAAGGCGGGCAGCTAGTCCGCATTTGGCTTAAATTGACAACGACGCGCGGCTTCGGCTGCGCTTTTTCTTTTGCGGGAAGGTCCGCAGGCCTTCCCGCCACAACGGAGAGTGTATGGCGACGAAAAAGAAAGATGTACAGGAGAAGTATCCTTTTCCCTTGGCCCCCGAGAAAGCACTGACGCTGGGTGGTAAGAAGTACCGGCTCTGCCTTGACTTTGGTGTGATCCGTGAGGCCGAAGAGGCTCTGCTTGAAACCGGAATTCGCATCAATCTGCTGCGCTCGCTTGATTTCAAGGCGCTGGGCGCGCGTTCGCTTCCGGAGGTGTTTTTTGCTGCGCTGCGCCGCTATCAGCCGGAGATGACCTTTGAGGACGTCTGTGCGTTGATCACGCTCGATTCCGCGATTGCGATCTTTGAGGCTGTCGGCGATGCCTACGTTTTGGCGATGGGGGTCTCGGGGCAGGACGCAAACCCTCGCGGGTCCGGCGAGCAAAGCAGCAAGAGCTAAGCCGGGAAGAACTCTGGGAGTATTACTGGACGGCGGCCTGTCTTGATCTGCATCTGTCAGAAGAGCAGTTCTGGCGCATGACGCCCTATAGGCTGCGATTCCTCATTGAGCGCAAGGCAGAGCGGAGCAGACAGGAACGGCGCGACCTGGCCGAGCAGATCGCCGCACTGCGCGCCGATCTGATCAATTTCAGCATGTGCCATCCGCCTGATATGGTGCGCATCGCGGATCTGCTTCCGTGGGTGAAGGATCAGGATGCCGGCGTCCAGACCAAGAGAGCGCGAAAGCGCCGTATGTCTGCCAAGCAGCGTGCAGAAATTGCGAATAGCTGGCGCATGTTCCTGTCTGCCCAACCGTAGGCCGCTCTCCGGAGCGGCCTTTTTGTGGGGTGTTTATGTCGTTGGGGTGCAAGACGACGGGAACCGCAGAAATTGCAGCAAGGTTTGAAGGGTTGCGCAGGGCTGTGCGCGAGGAGATTACGCGTAAGGCGGTGCGCAAGGCTTCGCGGGTAATGGCGAACGAGATGAAGATGGCCGCGCCTGTTCTCGACGAGCGTACAGCAAACAGTACGGCATTGGAGCCTGGCGCATTGAAAAGTTCGATTCGCGTGTCGGTTCAGAGATTGAGCGATTTTATGGTGCGGGCGTTGATCGGCCCCAAGGGGTATGCGTCCAGGGTGGCACCGCTTGGTGAAGGGTGGAACGTCGCGCGTAGGGGCCATGGGAGCAGTGGGGTCGGGAAAGCAGATTGGAGATGTACCGGCGCATTCCTTTTTGCGGACGTCCTACGAGGCTACAGCACAAAGGGTTCTGAGTGCCTTCAGGGATGAAGTGAAAAATCAGTTTGACAAGGTGTTGCGATGAGCGGCGAAACGATTGGTACAGTACAGGCTGAGTTTGTCGCCGACACGCAGAAATTTGATGCCTCGGTAAGAGGCGCTGAAGAGCGCATGAAACAGGTTGGCGCAGCAGCCGACCAGATGGGCGAGAAGATCGTCGCTGCCGGTGAGAAGACCGACCGGGCGGCCAAGCTGCAGGAACAGGCTGCCGAGCGTGCGCGTCGCGCCTGGCAGCGCGAAATGCAGCAGCAGGAACAAGCTGCCGAGCGTGAGCAGGTAATGGTGCGCGCTCGCGAACTGGCATCGTTGAGGGCTGACATCCTCGCACGCTCTGAAGAGGGCGTTACGCGAGCCATGCACGGAGCCGTTCCAGCCACGGCGGCCGCCAGCGGTGCCATGCGTGCCCTGGAAGGAAATTTCTCGCACAATATCCGGGCTGCCGAGCGATTCATGAGCACCACGCTTGGTCTCGGACCGTTGCTAGAGAAGGCTTTTCCCGTTATTGGAGCAATCGCCTTGGGTGGCGCGCTCGTTGAGGTGGGAGAGAAGATCAAGGCACTGCTCGATAAGGCGAAGGAAGCGCCGCGCAATATCGAGATGGGCTTTCGCAGTATGGAGTATTCCGCTGCAAGCGCCAATGCTGAGCTGCAGAAGTCGAACGATGAGCTGCAGCGGCAGATCGACAAGCTGGAGCATCGTCCAGAGAACAATCTTGCCAAGGCGCTCGACGATGCGCGCATTGAGGCGATCCGGCTTGGCCAGTCGCTCGATGACGCGCTCGGACGGGCAAAGTCCCTTCTGAAGGAAAACGAGGTTAGCGGATTTGCGGCGCTTGTCCGGAATCAGCGGCAGATCCCGGATGAGATGAAGGACGAGTACCTTGGCAAGCTGTCGCGGCTTTCCGATTTGGGGTACGAAAAATCATCTGCTGTTAGTCATGGAGATCTAGGTAAGGCAAAGGAAGTCCAGGCGAACATCGACAATCTGCGCCGCGACATCGTAGCGCAGGCCGACAAGCAAATTGTCGAGGCCTCCCAGCCGACTATAGATGCGAACAAGGCTTTCGGTCCTGATGCTGCGATAGGCGCGACGTTTGGAGTGATTCCAGACAAGATCGCCTCAGCAAAGATGATGGGTGACCCGTCCGCTGTTCTAGCTTTTCTGCGCGGCATTCGCAATCAAGAGCAGCTGGAGCTGACCTCTGAATCGCTTGATGGAAAACATCAGGATCTTACCGGCAGGCTGGATACGCTTAACGCCGGGAAAGAATCGACAGGAGCCGCGAAGAGGGCGGAAGAAGAGCGCGAGAAGGCCGAGCAGCAGAAGCTTCGGCAGTACGAGATCGAGTTCGCCCGGATGGAGCAGGCAGGACAGAAGAACGTCTTCGCCGAGCGCCGGTTTTGGGAGAGTAGGCTCTCTGCTTTCAAGGAAGGATCTTCTGCATACCTTGCGGCCTTCAATAAATATTCTCAGGCGCGCAAGGTAGTTCTCGAAGCGCAGAATAATGTGGCGAAGTTTGAGTTAGAGGAAGCTCCCCAGTTCCACGATCTGACGCCGTCTGACAGTGACACACTGTCCATGACGAAGATGCATGTTGAGCACATGAAAAATGATGCTCAGTATGCCAGCTCGATGGCGCAATTCAGCTTTGATGACCCGCACACGCAGGCCGTTGAGCAGGCCACGCGGCACATGAAGCTCTACAAGGCCGAGGTTCAAGAGCTGGGCGAAGAGCTGAGTCGGCTACAGGACGAAGATGCTTTTAATTCGA